CTAATTTAACAAGCTCAGGTCCATCTTCCCTGTAAATAGCGGGGAACTGATTCTTAATGAAAAGCGACAGATTTTTTTGTATATCACCCTGAGGCATAATTCTCTTCTCTTATTAATAACTTGTTGAGTTAACAGACACCGGAGCTATGAACTCATCCAAAGTCAATACTACTTTAACGTCTGTATCTCTTAATATAAACACGCGACCTTTTGGAGCAACAACATCGTTATCTACAGTTTTCGCAGTTACTTTAATCGCACTGCCTGTAAATGTTTCTACCTTAAAGTTTGTTAGTTTCACTTCACCTTTATCATAATCAATTGTACCTGCAGTTGGATTAATAATCTGCGGGTTTGTTGCTTCATCAGTAATGATCATAATATTACCTAAGCCATCATCTTGGAAATATACACAAGTACCATTTATATCAAACGGTGAAGATTTAACAGCAGGCTTAAAGTTTGTGAAACCATTTGCCGCATTGTAAATATAAGGTCTTACTAACGGCGTTTCAAATCTGAATGTTGGGTTTGTATTAAAATTAAGTGGTGGTGAATATTCAATGACAGGCGATACTGTAATCTCACTACTTAATATTCCTACATCTAATGCATCAATAATACCTGATAGTTTAGATCGTCTTAAAGTTTTATCAAATCCTTCAAGGTTATCATCAGAATATTTTTGAATCGCAGCTCTTGCCAACGTTTCTAATTCTGCTTCACCTTTTTCTGTATTCTTTTTGGTGTAATTTATAATTACTTCCATATCACCATAAACGAATTCGGTTTGTTTAAAGATTGGTTCAATACCTAGTGGAGCTCTTTCTTTTAAATAAGCCAAATAAGAATTGGATAAAGTAGAGATATGATTTGTGTATCATCATTTAAATAAACAGAAACAGCAACTCTACCAAATTGAGGTGGATCTAACTGTTCACCACCGTATGCAGACACTGCGGATATCTCAGGGAATGCTTGTTGTAATAATACTTCGTAATCTTTTGATGTAACTGCTCGTTCTTGTACTTGTAATGCCTTAGGAGCAAAATATCGAATAGATTCCATTGACTCTCTTTCAGCACCACCTGCCGCAGCAGACAATGTATAAGCAGAGATCGTTGCGTTTTCAATAAAAGATCCTGAGAATGCACTTCTTTACCTGCACCATTTGACTCGGTTCCTGAACAGATTCTATATCGTACTCTTACATCTTCAAACTCTTGAGGTTGTAAACCAAATTGATTCTTACCAAAGTAAATAGAATACTTATCATCAAGATATGGTTCAAGGTAGAATACTTTATCTTGAGGACTAATACCGTAAATAGTATTTGCTCTTGTAAATACGTTTGCATCATCAGTTGCTTCTGCATCAACAAACACAACAATTGAATCTGTATCTACTTCGTTGTTTGTAAGGAATACTCTAAGTACTCCGTCTGCATCAACAATAAATCCTTCTCTTTGGAAACTTGATAACATTTCACCTTCGTAAACATCAACACTTGCAGCAACAAATGAACCTGATTCAAATACAACACCAGTTTGAGGATTGATGTCAGTTGATAATACTTTTCTGGCCGTATACATTTTATCTGTTACGAATGAAAAGCTTTCACCTTGATGATTTACTTTAAATTGAGAATATTTTGGAATTGTAATTGTTGCGTCTTCACGTGTTGGATCTTGAATCACAACATATATTGTAGCCTTGGCAGACTTACGTGAACGAGGTATATAGTTTAATTCTTTTGCATGGGAAACGATTGAGTTCTTAAGGATGGCAGAGTCAAGAAACATTTCGTTAAGTGCCATGTTTGTATAGAAGTTATTCTGATAACTATTAAACGCAAGAACATCTAACAAGACGCTCATGTTTGAGCCATCAAAGTTATAATCCTTGAATTGCGTTTGTGTTTCTAGATAACTCCTAAGTTGACTTTTTACTGCGTCGAAGTCAAGTTCGGTAATTGGTGTTTTTGGATTTGCCATCTCTATCTGTTCCTTTGTAATACAACGTCTAACTGTATTGGCTGTTCGACCTGTCTAATATAAAAAGTAATACCAACGTAGACTTCTCCATCGTCGGGCTTTGAACTTACTGCAACATTAATTAATTGAGCTCTTGGTTCATAGGTCTGAATTGTTGATGTTACTCTATCTTCTATTAATTTTAATGTACCGGGGGTTAAATTTTCAAATAACATCGCTCTGATATTGCCACCCATATAAGGTTGCATTAATCTTTCACCGCGATCTGTTAATATTAAATTCTTAATTGATTCTTTAACCGCTTCTTCATCTTTTAGAAGCACTACATCTTTTGAAACTGGACTCGTTAGCAGATCTTTACGAAAATCAGTGTTAAGATTAATCTTTTTCTTTACTGGTGAAATGTAATCTGCAATTGCCATTATAGTATTTCTCTTATATCTAAATGAATCTTATTTAACTCTGGGTAATCCTTAACATATTTAAATCCACCTTTTAATGCATTTTGAATAAAGGCTTCAGGATCTGCCATATCTCTTTTAACATCAATAACTAAACCACTTAAGTGTGAATTGTCTTCAGGTCCGTCTGCCTTTGTGTTATAGGCTTTACTTACCCAACCTTCTGTTATTATTAAAGGTTTTGCCGAAGACGTTAATTTCTGTAATCTGTGTAGGTATACTTTAACATCAAGGTCAATTCTTGTCCAGGCATATATACCAATACCTTCTTTTTCGTCAAACGAATCTCCTTCGACTCTAAATACATCTGACGATCCATTAAATACATTACCACATCTTGGAAGGTTTTTATAGTCCTCAGCAGTAATGGGTTTAACATTCTGCGGTATTTTACCTGTGTCAGTCTTTTCATTACCACCAGGAGAAGTCCATCTACCTTGTAATCTATTTATTACCTCTTTCCTAGTCGATGGAGAATACCTTATAGCTCCTGCTCTGATAGCAGATGACTCATTGATTCTTGAGATGTTTTTAAGACGATCTACGATTGTACTGTATCGCCTTGTATAATCATCAAGGGGTTTATTAATGTCCCTTATCAATGATTCTATTGACCCTGCAAGTGCACAGATCCTAGCTACAATGTATTGAATCTCTTCGATACCAGGTGATTCAAATGCAGCTACTGCGTAATCAATTAAACCTTTTATCTTATCTTTAATACCTTTCTTATTCTCTTCAGTAAAGAATGCACACATCTGTTCTCTTGCTGTCATAATACCTTTTACAACTTTTGCATTCACAAATGTTTCTGCATCTGCCACCAGCGCACTCGGATCAAAGTTGTTTATCATATCTTGTACTTCATCAAAGACTTTATTGATTACTTCTTCAATCTTTTCTTTAATTGCTTTAATTAACTTTTTGATTAATTCTTCTGCCGTTAGATCTTTAATACCATCATAACCTCTACTGATCTTATCGGCCAAAGCTAATGCATCGGCTATGATACCATCAACCACTCCAATTAAATCAAAGAACGCATCTACTGATAAAAAGAAACTATCAAAGGCATCGCAGAATCCACCTAAGATAGAAGTATTGAAATCATTCTTATAATATGCATCAAGGTTTCTTGCTAGTTTAGGAGCATTACCATCATTGATTAAATTAGTAGGTGTATAGTTATATGCTTGCATGAAGTCGGCAGTTTCAAGATTTGATATATCACCTCGTTGCCATCTATCAGATAAATCAGGATAACTACTTAAATCACCTATTTGTTGTCTAAGCAAACCATTTAAATAACCAGATGCAGCATATATCTTATCACCGTATTTGTTAACTGCTCTACTTAACGGATTTGTTTCTGCATCTTGGAGTATACTATTAGCAATCTCTTGAGTCACAAGATCAATTTGTCCAAGAGTATATCTTCCTGCGCCATCAATGGCTGGAATTTTATTAATTAATAAAGTATTCTGAGTTACTTGATCGTTACCGTCTACGCATGGATCGACCATTATCTACGTCCTCTTCTTGTTAGAGATTTCGTTTGATCTTTCGCCGAATCATCTAACGCTGAAATATATCCGCCAGAATATCCCATCGCAAAATAACCACGAGGAACAATCGATGTTGACTTCTTAGGTGGTTCTGGCATTTTAATTTGATTTATACCCCAAGCACCAAGTCCTATAGGTGTAAAGTCAGCAATAATTGAAAGGAATGCTTGTGCAGGATTTAGTATCTTGGCAAGAAACTCTGGACTGTTACCTGTAGGATACGCCCAACCTGAAGTAATCCCAGGTAGAGGTGCCGCAATTGGATTACTAATAAGAGGTACTTGAATCGCAGGCAATGTTGGTACCGCAGGAGCAGTAAATCCAGTTAAAGGAACAATATATCCTGCATTAACACTAACAGGTCCTGAAGGTAATGGAGCGGCAAGAATTGTTGTACTTACCGTTGTTGCACTAACACCAGTAGCAGACAATGCCGTGACATTAGTAATACCTGCATTAAGTGCAGTAAACGAACCAATTCCACCATTTACTACTCCTGCATTCCATATTCCACTAAAGGATCCATTGACTGCGGCAATTATCATACTAGGTGTTGTTAAACTCCATCCTACTTGAGCAGGTGTGCCTGTGGTCCCTGTCATCGGCGTTGGAGGAATAAGTCCTGTTGCTGTATTGATTATATTGGATGCTAATAAATGTATGTCTCCAGGTGTAGCTAACTTTATAGCCTTGGTTGAGAATACATCGTAAGTATTTAATGCTGTATTTTTAATATTCTTGGCAACGAAGTTTAATTGATTAACAGATTCAAACTGTATTTCTTTTTTGCCAAACAGAGTCATAATACCAGAATTTGCTTCAACCTTAACTTCTGCTCCTCTTACATTAACTTGATCACTACCGTTAATATTTAATGAAGCACCTGAGGCAATTTCTGTATGACCATGTACAAGTAATTTATAATCACCTTCTATTTCTTCTGTCTTATTTCCTTTTACATAAACATGAGCGTTACCATTTACAGTAACTACACTATGTCCTGATGATTCATGTTTTGTTCCGATATTAATTTCATAACGATCAGCTGCAGCTTTTTCAGTAACTGTACCTTTTGAATCTATTTGAATATATGCACCACTATCGTGATGAATCATAATTCTTTCTGCACCAGGAGAATCATCTAATTCAATACTNTGTCTTCCTGATTTAATTACTCTNTTATATGGATATTTGGCTGCGTAAGCTGGTGGAGGTTCAGACCACGTTTCATCTGTATCAGCAATCTTTTGATCATGNGTACGATTGGCTGCTTGTTGTAATAGATAAGTTTCATTTAATAATTCACCGCGAGCTAATCTATCTGGTCCGCCGCCTGCGTTGAAATCATTTGGAGTATAACCTCTTGCTAATAGATCACCATTCTTTTCAGGAATAACACCTTCACCGTCTTTAGTTGGATCTGATTCTGTATTATACATACCAGGTAATAAACCTAATATGATTGGATGTTGAGCCATCTTACCATCTAAGAACATTCCGTATACAAAAGATCCTAATGCTGGGGGTGGATTGTTTGGATCGTAATTACCTGCTGCGCACATTGCCCAAGGTAAATCAGTTGTCGCAATTTCTGCGTTTGTTCCGTGTACACCAAACGCTCGAACTCTTACTCGACCTTCGTGAGTTTCATCGAGGTTGCCTTCAACCATACCGATGAAGAAGAACGGATTACTTATTCCTGAACCATCAATCATATATCACCACCTTGCCAACCATATTTTATCGCTTCCACCTTAGTACTCAAAGTGTTCATCTCCATTGAATGGTCAACGCTAGCAATTAAATATTTGCCACTCAATCTGCTGTTTTGTTTATTCTCTAACGCAATGTTAGGTTCTTGTGTAATTAGATTAATTACATCTCCTGGTACCAAATCTATTCTACCTTCAATACCTAAAGAAACTGTTGAATTATTTAAATGGTAATTATAAGCAACTCTGTTTTGAATAATCTCAACCATGTTTTGTGGTGTACGAAGTACTTGACCTGGTATTGAAGCAACTCCATCAGGTTGCCAATCTCTATATACCACATATTGCTTTGCGTTTTTGTTTTCGTCTTTAAATGTTTCTTTTATAAATTTATCTGAATGTACCGCACCAGCGTTTGATGTTCTTGGTTGTCCTGTCATACCAATGTATTTCTTTTTTGCGTTTTGATAATCAAAGTTATAAGAAGTTCTTGTATGATTCACGAAATCAATTTCCATTACCGTGTTCTTATAAGCACCACTATCAATGTCAGCGCCTGTATCAACATGATTTTGGTTAGTAAAAGATACAACGTTTCTTACCATTATGTTAGCATACTGTGATGCGTCTTGTTCTGAAAAGTTTAAATAGTAAAAGTCTTTAATTTTAGCTTTATTCTTTATTGCTCTTTTTAACATCCATTCGTCAGTTACCCAATAGTAACCATCAAAAGTTTCAAAGAAACGATACATGTTTGATGGAGATTGTGATCCTGCTTTTGATTTACTTGCCAAGAAGTTCATTGCTTGAGCTGGAGTATAATCAGGAATGATCGTTCTCATCTGACCATCTGATTCTTCGATATAAAACGCTCTTCCTTTATTTGAAGTTAATTGTAAACCTTCAGAGCTATCAGGCATTTCACCAACTGACGTTGCTGTACTTAATT